TTGCGTATAGTGAGTGTAAACTCCTGTCCTGGCTTACCGGCATTATCCGCAGTGTATGTGCGACCCTTGTGGGTGACAATAACCTTTGTAATACCGGTACCAAATGGTGTTATGACGCGTAGAACCGTATTATACGGGGCTTTATCTTTCTTTGGCTGGTAGACAAAGACATCGGTACCGGCTACAGGTGCTTGGGCGCAGTTGACAGTTCCTAGTGTTTTTCCCTCATGGGTCTTTCCACCGGTGAAACCACCGCTATCACCGATTTCCTTACAGTTTAGTCGGTTTGCTGCCCTTGTACAGGTTTCAGCATCTGCATAGAACATGCCAGGCGGGCACTTTCCAAGCGTCGGGGTATAGGTGGGAGTACCGCCGTGCGCAGCATCAATTGCGGCGTTACGGTCTTGGGGTACAAGAAGTAGACCGCCGATGTAGTCGCCGGGGCGTTTTCCCTCATATGTAGTACCGGCATCTAGACAGACGCCGCACTTACTATTGGCAGGATCGGACAGTGCTGAGCAGCTAGCACGCCCTTTAAGCACCTTTTCACAGTGCTTTGCGTCTAAAATTGTATCATTCAAAGCGGGCAACTGCTCCTTAACACTATCCCCTTTGAGTCCCATGTTTGTGCCAATACGAGTCGGCTTTGGCGCTAAATCCGGAGAGTGTAAGGCAGATGCGATTGTCTTATTCGCATTGCGTGTAATAGAATTATAAACGCTGATATACTCGGCGTCACTTATGTTCGGGTTATTTAATTTGTTACCAGCAGGAGTTGCCATTGGAAAAGTGGGTAAGATAGGATCTAGCGAGCTACCTAGATTGTTGTACATCTGGTTGCCGTACTGTTTCATCCGATTACGCTCACCAACATAATTTGCCATGCTGGCATTTACAGACGGTTCAGTGGAATACTGAAATCCCTCTTTTGTCGCATGCTCCTTCGCTATCGGGATAACAAAGGTGTATAAAAATACGGCGACCACTAGGATAATCACAATGGTGCTCCAAACCATTTACTCTAATGTTTCAGCGGATTTTCTTCGCTCTTTTGATTTACTTATTTTCGGGAATAAATGAATCAAAATATTTGTAATATAAATTACTAATACTACTTAACGTATGTATCAACCGTTTTGAATACGGCGTTTCCAGCATATTGGCGTTTAAGTCCATCCTGGTTAACTCCATATTTAGTACATCCAAAGGTGATTTTGTCTTGAGGTGTTGTTGCGGTAATAAAAGCGACACACTGTGGATCAGATTCGCATTTGGCAAGTACATCTTTTACGCCACCCGCTGGGAAGCATTGAATATCCAATCCAGCCGCATCGCTGCCCGCATACAGCTTATACTTGGCAAGTAGCGGGTCTGCATCTGTACTGATTACTGGAGCCTGAGATGCGTACGGGTGAGATCGTGGTAGATTTGTCTGTATTCCCCACTTCCACGCCAGGTATCCCTCCACCTTCTGGCGATCGGTGGGCGATAAAGCAGTATTACAAATAATAACTTCGCTGACGTTTCCTAACCAAGCAGGACCACCGATACATTCACCAATATAGTAATTGCTGTAGTTAAATGTATTTCCTGGTGTTTGTACATCACCAAAACTGTTTCCATTTCCATATGTTGAACCTGTTCTTCCATTTTGTACAGTTTCAAATATAAATGGAGTATTTGTCCTATATTTAAAATTTGTACTTAGATTTCCGTTCATAAAAGCATAGAATCCTGGTGGATTAGTGGAACCGTAGTATGCGATAAACAATGAGCCTGGTGCGTAGTAATTGGTGATATTTGATGAATTGAGCGCTAATAAGTTATCATAGTTGCCACCTGTATTTGCAAGTGTTGCTACAATAAATATACTTACATTAGAATTTCCAGAATTTGAGATAGGACCACTTATCTTTGGATTTGTAATAGTACCTTTATTATTAATACCATTTGCATTGTATGTGCCTGAAGCAGATGTAGAATTATTTCCGTTGCCAGACTTGTCGGACCATTGTATTACGGAGGAACCATCAACTGTGATGGTTGCGATATCTGCGGCATCTAACCATAGCGCCACAGTTGTAAGAGGTATAGGTAGCATAGAGCAATCCGGTTTAACAGGATTCGGCGCCTGGCTGACACCGTAGCACATCTGCATCGCATTTGCCTGCGTACCGGCATCCTGTGGTCCCTTGGTGTAATTTGCCGCCTTGTGAATACCGTTGAAGAAGTTCTGTACTGCCTGTAAGTTATCCATGCTTGATAACTGACCAATAACACCCATATCAGGCGTGCCATTCTTAATTGGCGCCATAGTGCCTTGGATGCTACATGCCTGGAAGGGGTACTGCGAGCGGCGTCTTGCTGTGCTCTCATTGTATCGGAGACCACTGAAACGATCCGCAATACTTGTGTAGGTGCTTGAGAAGAGCGACTCAGGAGGCGGCGCTGAGGAAGCACGGTCCTTATCGGACACATTATTGAGCCACAGATACTGGAGGCAGTCAGGTGTAACGGAGCCCATCGGCTTGGGTACCAAGCCGACTGAGCCGTCGGCGTTGTCTACAATATCCTCACAAGGATTGGTAATATCAAAGCCGAACATCTTCTGCGCCGCATCGTTCATTGCTGCAATACGAGTATTCATCTCCAAGCTTATCATATCGCCATTGGAGTCCTTGCCAGTTGTTGCCGTCAAATAGAGTGTCTCCAAATACGACATAATTGCCGAGATATCGCCCAGTTTATTTAACTGGCTGAGACCACCTTTCTCAGTAGCCAATTTACCCTTTGCGGGATCACCACCTGAGCCCTGGAACAGCGTCAGCAAGCAAGCAATGCTGTAGGCACCAGGCTCTTGATCTTCTGCAAAGCATGGAGAGGTCTTGAGAAGATCCATTGTCTTAGGATTTGTGATCAGGGGACCCATTGGTGCATTTGTGACGTCGTCCTGATAGTAAGGATCCTCTAGATATCCAGGCACCTGTACAGAGAAAACCACGCTTTGCGATTTTGAGCTGTTACCCCACAGCCAGAATTCGTTCTTCTGCATATTAAAGGTGGACGTCCAGGCGGGACCGCTAATGCGAGAACTTTTGTTAAACGGACCCAGCATACGTAGCACACTTGATACAGGATAGCCATTCACCTTATTTATTGTAGCCTGGAATCCAACCGTGCGATTGTTTGATCCCTCCATCTCCCACTGGATAAGAATAGCACGCTCGGACGATCCAGGTGGATCCAAGCTAACGGGGGTCGTGTATTGACTGTAAATGCTGGGACCCTGTGCAGGTTGTGCACTGTTCTTGAATGAATCAAAGAAGTTATGGAGTTCCACCTCAAACTTATTTGCAAGGGGGGTTCGTGCCGGCTTGAAACCGTAGCACCACGCACCGAGAGACTTGTAATAGGTGCTTGCTCCAGATGACGGCTTGGAGCCAATTCCAATAAAGTTGCGGGTACCGCTCTGTACCGCAAAATATGGTTTATCTATATCACTGACTACTCCGCAGTCGCCAGCCTGGAGTCCCTTCTTTGTTGCAGCGTTTACCTGTGCCGAAGTTGCTAACGATGTACCAATACGAGAGCAGAGTTTCTTAGCTTCTGCCTGTGTGTATTTAGAAGTTCCCTTATCCTTATAGAAGAAGACCTCCGCCTTACCGTTGCGACGATGCGGCTGTTCCTGAGCAATCATAATATCAATATCATCCGCCTCAACTACATTAGGTAGTTCAAGTGTAAACTCCTGCCCAGAAACACCGTTATTATCTACAGTATACGTGGTGCCCGATGCTCTATGAGTGGCAACTACCTTTGTGATACCCGTACCAAAAGGTGTTAGAAAGCGAATGACTGCCGTGTACTTCTTATTTGGCGGCTGGTAGAGATAGGTGTTTGTGCCGGCGGAGGGGGCTTGCGCGCATGATACTGCGGGCATTGTTTTACCCTCGCGTGTTCTACCACCCTGGAAACCACCACTATTACCAATCTCAGTACAGTTGAGCTGGTTTACTGCCTTTTTACAGGAGCTGCTTTCTACGTAGAACATACCGGGTGGGCATTTACCTAGCGACGGATAGTAACTCGGGGTACCGCTAGAAGCATTTGTTTTTGCATCGTCACGGTCTTGTAAAAGGGAAAGAAGACCACCAATAAAGGATCCGTCATTGCTACCATCATACTGAGTACCGGCATCAATACATACACCACAGTTGGCATACTGTGGATCGTCTAACATAGAGCAGCTATCACGACCTCTTAATTTGCTCTCACACTTACGTGCTTGGAGAATAATATCATTGGCAGCCGGTAGCTTATCAGTTGCCTTTATAGGTTTGGGTCCTAGATTTGTCAACGATGAAGTTGCTGGCAATAAGTCTGGGTTCGCTAAAGCATTAAAAATTCTCTTATTTGCAACATCCGTTTCCCGATTGAAAATTCGCAAATAATCGCTCTCACTCATATTGTGATCCTGATCAATACCGGTCGGCGCAACGGCAAATGTTGGTAGCAATGGATCTAAACTAGAGCCAAGCCGATTGTACTGACGATTTCCTAAATCAATCATTTTATTGCGTTCACTCGTGTATCTTGACATATTTCTCTGGACACTGGGATCAGTAGAAAATGTAGCAAAACCTTCGGTATGAGGTTTTTGCTTCGCGAGTGGCACAACAAAGGTTATAATAAATATAACCACGATCAGCACAATAATCAATGTGCTAAGCATCCCTCTACCGAATTACTTCAAAATAATATCGGTAGAGTTCGGGAAAACCTAGATCAGGTCTATACATTGTCGGGGCGGATATTGGATGTAGAGTCAAAGTCGCGCGTGATGATACGTAGCACAAAGTTCGTTTGGCGGCTTGTATTGATGAGTGCGCAATTTGTCTGCGTTGTTCCGGCAACATTGAGTTCCCACGCAAGACCCGATGCGGTAACAGGGTAGGCATTTTCTTCTTGAGTGACTACACCACCAAAATACGAGTTTGTGCGTGTTGTACCACCAGTGGTTGCAGGATTGTCAAAGCGACTGCGTATTATGATAACGTTACAGTAACCGGCGGTATTACGTCCAAGATAAATACGGTTGTTTGCGGTGTAACCCGTGGCAACCACCGTTTGACCGGCGGACTGATTAATAAAGTTGGCAAAATCGGTACAGGTTGTTTGTGAGATGCTTCCTGAAACAGGAGTGACGCTGCATCCTTGGATATTAATAGTATCACCCTCGGAAATAGCACTAAATAGGAAATAGTTCGTAGTTTGAATATATATGTAAGGATTACGGGACGTTGATGTTGTTGCTGTCCAATAATTTGTCTTATCGGCAACAGTACTGCCACCAAAATTGGTGGTAAGATCGCTCAGCTGAATGCGAGAAATCGCAAAGACATCAGGATCGTTGCTAATAAGATTTGTATTGTGGCGTTCCATACGAATGGATAGCTTGTTGAGTGTAGCAAGAGGTGTAGGGCTGTAAATGCGTTGCGCCTTGAGGAATTTTGGAATAAAGCCTGTGTAACCCGATTTGGTTTCAGGTGTATTATAACCGCTTACAGCACCCGTATTTGTAGAAGTAAGATAAGACTGAGGAATGTATAAATCGGAGGACCATGTTGTATCGTACTGGACAATCGCAAATGTATTGTCCTCCTCAGGATTTGTAGAAAATAGGTTATTATTGAGTTCTGCAATACGAACGCTGGCAAAAGGCAGCGAAAAGATATTTACAACACGGCTGCTATCATAAATGGCGTTTCCAGCGGCAGCCGATCCGCTAATATCTGTAATACGCACAACAGCAGATAGTGCCTCAATTGGTACAATCGCCTTAACAAATTCAATACGCTGAATATTCCGGAAGCGCTGCTGAACGGCGCTGTTATAGCCAAGGGCACCGGTCGTATTGCCGGTATTGAAAATCACGGAGAAGTTGTAGCGGTTTTCGGTGGTGTTGAGCATCCAGTTGCGGTCAGCACTGGTAATAAAGACGTTGTATTCCGTTTCACGGTACTTGACAACATCCTCCTGCGGAATGATGTAGTCCTGAGGGCGAGGCGCAAGTGCGGGGGGCGGTGGGTCCGCCTGGGGCGGAACAGGATTTGTAGCCGAAGGGGGTGCTTCATCCTGAATCTCATTGCGATACGGTAAAACGGAAGTGGAACCGGACTGAGCCGCCTCAACCTTTTTGTTAGGAAACGTGGGTGCAGGAGGCGCAATAGGAATGCCGAGCGCACGGGCTTGGTCCTCACGCTGCTTCTGCGCACGCTGCATAAGAAGAACAGGATCCTCCTCCTCATCCTCATCGGGTTCAGGGGCACGGAAATCGGGAACACCAACCTGCGGAATTGGAATCGGTGCACGAGCCGCCATCATATTCTCATAGCGAGTACCGGTATCCTGGAAAAGACGTGTCATCTCATCGCCGCGCGGAAATGTGCCGATTGTGGTTGTTGTGGGCGGTGCCGCCGCCTGCTGCTTACGTAGCCAAGTATCCATAGATGTTTCCGTCTCGCGTACAACTTCAGTCGCCAGGACATTTTGCGGCTTATCGGCACCCTGAACACGCGCAACTTCCGTCATGAAGTGCTGGGTATACTTCTGTAGTTTCTCGTCCACCTTCTCGGGTAGGGCGGAAACACCCATTTTCTTCGCATAGCGCCCGCGTAAGAAACCAACAATCTTGTTGTAATTTTCCCTGTTTAGAAACAAGTTCTGTTGCGGAACAGTGGGTCGTCCGGACATCTTTCTAAACTATCAATATATATCGTAAGCACGAATTGACCGCTTTAGATACAAAGCGTTTTTAATGCCTTTTCTAAGGCGCCGTGGCGAGGCTTCGTTGCGGCAAAAATTATATCACGAAAGCTATTCATAGTATCATCATCAATGATATTTTTACATAGTGTGGCAAAGTCCTTGCCGTTCAGTAGACAAATAATGACAAATAAGCAATACATACCACACTCGGATCCCTTACGCTGATGGCGAATGTCATTGTAGTAAATATTCTTACAGCCCTGGTCTTTGCAGCGTTTGAGAAGTTTTGCAATTTCATCGGGAGGCGCGTATCCATACGAATCAAAGTAATAGGCGTTGCCTTTCTCTAGGTCAATGAAGGCACATACCCAATGCGAGCCCGGTTCATCGTGAGGGTCTAAGTTAAAGATGATACCAATCTTTGTTTTCCCTTTCTTTGCCGATTCGTTCAAGTCCAACTTACAGAGTTCGTTTACAATACATTTACCCCAGTTGTTCTTATCTTTATCATCAAAATCAATTGGTACAGGACCAATAAAATCAAACGAAGGATTCGCTTCTTCGTATTGTTTC